CCTTTTCACCAGCATGTGGTTCTAAACCATTAGGGTAATCAGGATTGTCCTTCCACCATGTACGTTGAAAGCAATCATATATATCTATCATGGGTAATACTCCTCTATTGTTTCATTCGGATATAGATCTAAAAATTGAGCCGCTACTTTATACATGAATGCTTCTCTACGATACGCATGGTACAAGCTACGCTCACCATCTTGATGTATAATTTCTTGAGCAAGATGATGGTCAATCATATAGGCTACGTCTTTACTACATAAATCCATAGTCAACTTGATTGTTTTGTATGTGAACGGATGATCAGATTTATTTGGCGTGTATATCTCACGCATAAATCTAAGTAACTGTGTGTGTTTCATGTTGCACCATCATCAGGATCTACTAAGTGTGAATCATGTGTAGCAACAATAAAGTTTTTGATTTGCATTGCAGATATAATTGCATATGGTCTATCAAAGTCATTAGGTTTATGAATGTATTTTATTATTGTGTTGAACAAATAATCTAACGCCTCGTAGTCAGGCGTGTTAAAGATGTTATCAATTTTCATTTGATTCTCCATTATGTTTTCCATTTCTATACAGTATGTTAGCACTAGCATACGCGCAGTGCAAACAATTCCTTGGCGTGGCCTTAAAAGTACACACCAATAAACAAGGCAAGGCCAAGGGTTATACCCATGACCAAGCCTATGATTATATCTTTTATCAAAGCGTAATACCTAGCGAGGCTAAGTCTTGCGCTGTCTCTGAATCTATCTCTGTCGGTGCGCCATCTGGTGCTACGTTAGAGTTAGTAACAGTTGTATATACCTCTTCGTTCTCTGCCTGATACGCAAGCTGCGCATCATCTAGCTGACCTTGAAGAAACTCTACGTTGTATTGGTCAGCCTTGGCTTGAGCCAATGATGCTTGGTAGTTATTCTCTGAGATCTCGTCACCATTGCGGCGTCTTGCCCAATGTGATACCCAACCTTTTTGCTGATCGAGCCTACGTTCTTGTCTTGGTATCCAATACTCCAAGAAACGTATCTCTTGTTGTAGTTTCATCTTACGCAAAAAGGTCATGCTATCTGCGTTGTACCAACCATCCTTGTCGGATAGTGTAGGTCTGTTGTTGAATAGTTCTGTGTTATTCACATATGTTTCTGTCATTGTTGTGATTAGATTTGTCATTGTATATATCCTCTATATATTATTGTTTATTATATCTCTGGCCAGCACCGAAGACTAATGATAGTCAAGGGCGCAAGCCAAAGGGAACCCTTGACTATTGTTAGTCATCGGGGCAGGCGTACTTCTTATATCTTTATATTATTACTATCTCTTGTTCTTCTATTACGAAGAAAAGATCTAGGTCGTGCTGATACTCAAGAGCTTCGGCTATAGTATGAGCTATTGTGTATGATTTATATCTACCTATTTCTTCTAGCTCTATCTCTGCTATGCCATCTGTGTATGGTAATCTATTTACTGTATACATTGTCTTTCCTCTTATATTAATACTCACACAAGACCACCTTGTGGATATGCCAATACATATGCACGGAAAATACTGTCAGTCATTGGGATTAAGCATAGCGACCATTTTTCTGAAGGAAAAATTGATAATCCCATTACCCCTCACGCGCAAATGAACACTTGTGAATGAGCATGTGGGGTTGACGGACTGTATTTTATGTTGCGAAGCGAGGCAGAATCCGCACGGAGGTTCATGTGTGTGTATGTTAATACATTCGCTCTCTGAATGGGGATGCTACTGAAACTCTGTTCTCGTTGATCGACATGGAATGTAGCCAACTTGATGAAGTCAAGTTGCCATGTAATGTTGGTCATCGACGAACATAGTTTAAGCATCCTCATAGAAGAGAGTGAACGGCTAGTGTTCATCGCAGAAGAAGAGGTAAGCACCGGACAAGAGAAGACAACAACTCGTCTTGTTGTCTTTGGTTGACACTCACCCGAAGGGCAGAGACTTTAGGCTCTGTTCATGAGTGGCGCGGTTCTGTCTGAAGGACAGAATGGCCCACTAACTGTTTTGTGCGTTGACACAGGGTATAATTGGTGTGCTAAACATGGGGGGAGAGAGGGAGAGGGGGGCTACAATTGGAGATAACATGAGCAACATCACACAAAGAAAACTAACACGTAAGCAAACTGCATTGGTTGAAGCGTATGTAGCAAATGGTGGTAATCTTACACAGGCCAGCCAAGAAGCTGGGTATGCTGAAGGCGACAGCGGAAGAGTGACTGCACAGAAGAGTATGAAGCTAGCCCATGTGCAGCAGTATATGATGGAAGTGGTGGCGAAGGAGTTTAGTAGACATGCTCCAGCAGCCGTACACCAGTTAGCAGGGCTAGCGAAGAAGGCTAAGTCAGAGTATGTACAGCTCGAGGCTAGCAAGGATTTACTAGACAGGGCAGGGTTTAAGCCGATAGATAGATCTCAGGTGCAATTGGCGGGGGACATCAAGGTGTCTATAGATCTGGGATAAGGGGGTGGGGGGTCAAAACTCACGGGCACTATGTTATGTTACGTCTCTCACTCACATGATTGTTAAAAAAGGCTCGAACAAAAGAGCTAAAAATATTTGGATTAAAAAGGGTTTTGTAAATGAGTAGATTTGGTGATAAGGTTCCAGAGACGTTTGACAACAGTGCAGATAATTCTACAGCTAAGAAGGCGTTGAAAAGTAGTGGATATACAAAGGAGACTGAGTAATGTGTTTTGGTGGTAGTAAGACTACTTCGGTATCAGCTAAGACTGATGAGTTTTATCAGGCTGGTAAGAAGGACTATGGTGACTTACCTTCCGTAGCAATGGGTGATTCAACTAAGCGTACTGAAGATGGTATGAAAGATATGGAAGATCCTAATCGTAACAAACGTAAGAAGGCTAACAAAGAAAGACTAGCTAGAAGCTTGGCTGGACAAACTAAGAATAAGGACTTAGCGCGTAGCTTGCTAATGCCGTACAAAAAATGAGTAAGACTCCAGCGTGGACGCGCAAAGCAGGGAAGAATCCCAAGGGTGGTCTTAATGCTGAAGGGCGCAAGTCTTATAAGGGCGGTACGCTTAAAGCACCAGTTAAGTCTGGCGATAACCCAAGAAGGGCTTCTTTCTTAGCACGAATGGGTGGTATGCGTGGCCCAGAGCGTGACTCTAAGGGTAAACCCACTAGACTTCTTCTTAGCCTAAAGGCATGGGGAGCATCGTCAAAAGCTGACGCTAAGTCTAAAGCAGCAGCAATTAGCAAAAGGAATAAGAAAAATGCCTGATAGAAAACGCGAAGGCCAAAATTTTAAGGCTCGTACATTACTAAAAAGAATACAAAAAGAATTAAAAACTACAAAAGGTTACAATGGTAAGTCTGTATTTGAAGCTGACTTTAACGACAAGGGAGAAAAGACTATCTCCATGAGAAAGGTTTCTAGTGCAATTGTTGCTGGCTTTGATGTAGCAAAAAGAAAAGTTACAGGTAAAGAAAGCCGCAAGTCTTTATTGCTAAAAGAAAAGAAAATAAAGCATATGATTGGTGACCTAAAAGCTATTGATAGTAAAGTATACTATGATGGCAAAAGTGACAAAGTAAAAGACAGTAGGGGTAAAGTTGTTAAAGACAACGAAAGAAAAACGGCAACTATGACAAACAGTACGCCTCAAGGAATTAAAAAATCTAGGCGTACAGTGCGTGAGGCAATGAAGTAATGGCTAATGGATTATATGCAAACATGAATGCACGTAAGAAAAAGGGAACAAGTAGATCTAAGAAGAACTCTACTATTAGCGATAAGGCTTACAAAAATATGAAAGCTGGCTTCCCTAAGAAGAAAACTCTATTGAAAAAGGATAAATAATGGCTTGGACATTTAAGAATGGTGACGCATATACAGGCGACACACACGAATTAGCTGGCATGACTTACTCTGGAAAGACGCGTACTCGCGATTCTAAGCCTCTGCTAGAGGTAAAAGAGGCAGCAAAGCCTAAGAAAGAACGAAAAACTAGAGCGACACCCTTTAAAAAGGAAAAGTAACCTTGAGTTTTCTTAATACATTGCAGCCGAAAGAGCGCGATACATTGCGTAGGGTGGTGCGGATCGTACATATGAAGCATCATCCCAAGCATTTCCAGACAGATTTCGAAGCTGATAAAATTATTGAGGCTATTGGCCCCGAAATTGCAGCTAGAATGATTAAAGTTGGCGTAGATAATAAGATATTAGATAAGTGATAGATTTTAAATACAGGCCAGATGGCGAAGTTGTTAAGGCGTTTATGAAAGACGACACGTTTTTTCGTGGCATTCGTGGGCCTGTTGGTTCTGGCAA